ACTTGACATGGGAGGAACTGATGCGTATATATAATATGTATATAAAGGAAGGGACGTTATCCACCGTCCGTGACGTATTCTGCTTCTGCTGCTTCACCGGTCTCCGTTACTCCGACGTATATAACTTAAGGAGGACGGATATCATTAACGGGAAGATTGACATCGTGACACAGAAGGACAGCGACAACATACAGATCGAGTTGAACAAGTACAGCAAATCAATACTTGAGAAATACGAAGACATCGAGCTCAAGAACGGGAAGGCGCTGCCGGTCTTGTCCAATCAGAAATACAACATGCATCTAAAGGATCTCGGAAAGATGGCGGAGCTGGACTCCGAGATAACCGAGGTATGGTACGAGGGCAACAAGCGAATACAGCAGACATTCCACAAGTGGGAACGGCTTACTACCCATGTCGCAAGGAAGACGTTTGTCGTCAACGCCCTTATGCTAGGCATCCCCCCTCAAGTCATCATGAGATGGACAGGACACAACGACCTCAAGGCCATGAAACCTTACACTCATATAGTGGACAAGCTGAAGGAGGACGAGATGAGCAAGTTCGATAAGATATAAACAAGCATCTTATATAGAGACAAGAATATATTATGAACGAGGAACTAAAACAACTGCTTGCGTGGTTTGATAACTACGAGATAACATTTAATGAAATCAGGCTAAGCCCGTGTCAATACATATTTGACCTTCGAAAATTTATCTCTGTCCAAACGAACTCCGTACGTCGGAACTGGGAAAATCCGACATTTGAATATGACATAATAAGCCTATATCAGCTTAAGAAGGTACTGGAGGAAAAAGAGAAAGAAAATATGCCATAGAGCATAAAAAATAATCATTGAAAAACTTGCATGCTATCAAATTTGATAGTATATTTGCAATACAGAAATAACAATAGAAAGGGCGGCAACCTATAAGCGGCGTAAAGACATGGCAACTTTCAGAAAAGTTAATTTTGAGATGAGAAGAGGTAACGGTTATGGTCAATATGTGATCGAGGCACGTTACAGGGGGCAAAACATAAAGGTTCGTACCACGGATTCAGAGGCTTGGGATTGGATCAATGACGATTCGAACAAAGAAAAACATAATGATGCCCGTCGGCATTGTTATTTAAAAATAGTAGAGGCCTACAATAATTTATGAAACAAATAGAACTTAATCTACCGGAGTGGGTATTTTGGGACGCTCACTCTCATGAAGGGAACTTATTGGGAGATCGGACAATCATCGAGCATGTACGCTCGGCTTCCGTTTTTGAGGTGTTTGATAGGGACTTTGACGCAATAGGGCTTAATCCGAATGTATTGACATTTAAATTCAGGAACGAAGGATCAAGAACCGAGAGGCTGTTGATGGCCTTGCATCATAGCTGTACCCTTGATCCTGTGGAAGACCGGGAAATGTTATTAGGGATAATGAAAAAATGCGCAGTATGGTATTGCAATTATTGCGATTGGGAGGACGAGCAAAATGAATGATCGAGAGAGAATAGGCAAAAGGATAGCCCAGCTCCGCATGGAGGCCGGGATATCACAGTACAAACTAGCGGGACTTACAGGCCTAGCCCCGGGTAATATCGCCCGGATAGAGACAGGTAAATACAGCACTGGTATAGACATCCTGTCCAAGATAGGTGATGCGCTAGGTTATAAGCTTGATTTCACAAATAAATAACATTAAAAACTATATTATGGCAAGAACTATCAATTATGAGCTAAAGGCTCAAAAGATCAAGGGTCAAATAGACGAGTTAGTAACCGCTCTTTTGGAGGAGAGGAAAAATTCCCTTGACGAGAGCAATAAGAAAATAAAGATTGCAAATGTAGATCTGGAAGAGTTGAGCAATCTTGAGTTGCAGCAGTTACAAGTACGTGTATCTAAACTCTTACTAGAAAGGACCAAATAGTTCTATTTGTCGCATCCAAAAAGTATAACGCCCGTGTTTTTTCTGACATGGGCGTTTCTTATTGATCTATTTGACTTATTTCCATATTTAATATCTCTATGTTGAAAATTCGCTCGAATCAACATTCCCACGCTTGACATAAAGGCATCGCTTGGATATCTCAGGATTCGCTATACCACGGTTATACACTCTTACCGTCATTACCACTTTTCTTTTCTCTAAAAACAAATCTTCCGCCAGCCGAATTATCTGCTCTACTCTATCGTCATAATCACCAACCATATTAATTAGATTTTTTAAGGTAATAATTAAACAGTACAGCGAAAAAGTTTGTTTTGCAACACTCACATGTTATTAAGCAGAATCTTTCTCTCCTTGCCGGTTTCCGGACCTCTCGTCTCTCTCTTGTTTCAACGACTCGGCCAACAGGCCTATGAGTTTCTCGATATTCCGGCTGTTCCTCTCGTTCGCCTCCGCGTTTTGCTTGCCTTGCGCCGTTAGATCATGTATGATATCTAGCAGTTCCCTTGGATTAAAGCCGTCACCTATTTCTTCCGGGATATCCACTGATCGTGCGGGTGGAACGTCAGAGGTTAGCATATCACCAACACCTGTAAGAAGCCATGCAATATTTAGATCTGGATAAATAGAAGATATTTTATCCAATGATGTTCTTCTGATACTATCTCCTATATTATTTACAAATCCAGTAGATAAACCCACTTTTTTCTCAAAGCCACCTTGACTAATACCTATATAGGCAAGAAATGATATTAATCTTTCCTTCGTCGTCATGCTAATATTTTTTATACCCTCTTGCATACTAGAAGAATCTTCATATTTAATATGAAATACCTCATGTATCTTTTTCTGCATAGACTCGTTATAGGGAACACGACCATTTATCATATCAGATAAATATGTACTCTTGACTCCCAATCTTTCAGATATCTGAGCTTGATTGATAGAAAATTCATATTTTATTTTATCTATCAACCTCTTAAATTCTTCATTTACTGGCATAAAACATAATTTAACTGTTACTACATGAAAATAATTCATATCATCATACCTATGTATGAAATAAGTTCATATATTTGCATCATCATTCAATCACGCACAAAGATACGATAAAGATTGAAATAACGAAATGGCATAAACATGCCAAAATGATATAAGGTCCTTTAGCTCAGACGAACAGAGCGACGGTTTCCTAAACCGCAGGTCCCGGGTTTGAGTCCCGGAAGGGCTACTAAAAAAGAGTTCTTTGACTTATTGAATAAAATCCTTATCCCCATAAGAGGATATACGCAAGAGATATAGGTATGGTGGTAAGGTTATGATAGGCGAAGATACCGGAAGGGATGATGATCCCCGCTCCCGATGTAGTTTAATCGGTTCCGACGTTGGAGTCTACATATTTAATAATGTATATACAAAGGTTAGATATTACGTCGTGTCAGTGAAGTACGGATATTTCCGTATCGGTGTCAAACTGTCTATCTAACGCATAAGATACACTCCCCCACCCGTCTATGATTCGGGTTCGAAACCGTTGGAGGTTGTAGGGGAGCTATTATAAATAAAAAGGAAATGTAAATCATGCAGAAAAAAGTGGAAAGCAAAAGAAAGATCAGAGAAATGAAAGTATCTGAGAAACTATCATTCCCTATAGAAGTGTTAGAGACGGTTAGAAATAACGTGTCTCTGTTAAACGCTAAGTATTATAGAGAGGGAAGAAAATGGTCTTCCGTATCAAACAAGGAAGAAGGGATCGTTTATGTCAGACGCTTAACATGACAGATCATGGAAAGGGTATTCACCGAGTTAACCGAGGAATGTGATTACACGGCCCAGTATTACGCCGTGGGATTCGAGAAAAAGGAGATAGCCGAGAAAAAACACAGGTCGTTGCATACGATCATAAACCAGCTAAGGACGGCTTTCGAGATACTTGGCGTAAGGAACGGGAGGGAATTGGCCATAAAGCTATGCGAGAGACTGTGCGATATAAAGGCTAACGTAAATATACAACAGATGGTTCATTCAGCCGTGGCGTGCGTCTTGCTACTTATCCTTTGCGTGGATTCTCATCTGGAAATGAGAAGGGCAAGGCAAAGGTGCCGGTCCATAGCTAGAATAGAGATATCCTCTAGGGCTTTTAGAGGCTGTAGAGGGAGGAATATAACATTATAACAATAACAATATGGAGAATATAGCGGAATTACCGGCAACCCAAGTGACAGCCGGACAACTAGCGGACTTGATCATATCAAGGCTAGCCACCCAAAAAGAAGAAGATCCATCCCGGAAATACGTTAGGGGACTAGATTCCTTGGCGAAATTGCTCCAAGTAAGTACATCCACCATAGCGAGATACAAGAAGAAGGGGATTTTCGGGGATGCCATAAAACAAAATGGCAAATATATCCTAGTGGACGTAAAGCTCGCTCAGGAAAGGTTCTTTTCCAAAAAGACGAGACCACATTAACAAGTCTTCCGGCTTATGGTCTTATCGCACCTGTGACGCATAAGCCGGAAGAATCTACTTATAATAAAAATACCCCCACCCGTTATCATTCGGGTTCGAAACCGTTGGAGGTTGTGGGGGAGCTAATTTTTAACATTAAGGTATGAAAGAAAGAGAATTAAAGATGTGGTGCGTGGAGCAAGCCGCGAGATGCTGTTCCAATGAGACGAGATTGCTGAGATCGGCTGTTGAGATTTTTGATTGGATATCACAGCAAGAGGGTGATCCTAACGAATCACCCTCGACTGTCAAAAAAAGATACATACATGCTTATGTATCCGATGATGGTATTTTGTCATGGGTTTTCCAATAGGTTGTCGATGTTAAAAAACATCGTGTATCCACATTTTGGACAAACGAAAGTCAGAAAACGCATACTACCAGTTATATCGATATCATTAGATGTCAATACGCTGGATTCTAGGTTTACCGCTTTCATGGGGCCATTAACTGGCCCATCGTATCCACAATTAATACACGGTCTCCTGACTGAAAGTGTTGAGCAAATACGCTCAACTTGATTTTTTGTTAGTTTCATATGTTTGTTTTTTAATGTTTAGCGGCCTAAAGATAGGCAAATCCAGCCAAGACCGCAACTATTCCCGCCAAGAGAGCCTAAGACTCGCAGGTCCGGAGCGAGACCGGAGGCGGGAGCGAACACTTTTAAATAATAACAACATGAATGAGATTTATTGGATCACAAGATTAGATGCCATACAAACGTTGGCGATAATCGCAGTATTTATCTTGGGAGTATTAACTTCCATAAGTATTATCGGATGGTTTGTTGATGATGATTTTGAAAACGAATCCAAGTTTAAGAACATGGCTATCAAATGTGCCGCCTATATATCAATCCCTATTTTTTTACTGCTGTTCATCCCCTCTAAAAGGGATATGCTGATGATTATCGGAATAGGTGGAACTATAGAATATCTCAAGTCTAACGATACCGCCAATAAGTTGCCGGATAAGGTTATCATGGCTATCGATAAGTTATTGGATGATACAATAGAGGAAGAAAACGAATAAAACCGATAGACCTATTAATAACCAAGTTTTATAACAATGAAAGAAAGAAGAATCCCACCCTAGGAAATGGCTAGGGCAGGTAGCGAACCATAATAAATTCATATTATTATTCAGGGTTACAGGGGGTTCGAGTTCCCCCGGCTACCACGCTTAAATCACATTGCTAATTATTATACACTTCTCAACCAAGACCTTAATATACTGCCGTGAGGCAGGCAATTAGATATTAGTTATTATTAAACTGTGCCGGGGAATCCCACCCCGGCAAACGCTCCCTTAGCTCAGTAGGTAAGAGAAGCCGCCTCATAAGCGGAAGGTCGCCGGTTCAAGCCCGGCAGGGAGCACGCTTCATCCCTAGCGGATGCTATTCAATCAATTATTTCACGAAAGTGCAACGCAGGTCTCCGTCCGTGAGGATATGAGGCCTTTCTTCCGAATTTTAAAAACAACAATATATATGATAAAGAGAAACCAAGCATGGTTCTGGAAGATATTCCGGGCCATAAAGAGCATTATCATCTTCTCGCTAAGGATGATCGCAGCTACCGTACTAGGGCTGATATCAATAGTGTCAATATTTGAGTGGTACGAAAGACCATTCAATATTCACCTCTTGATCCTTGGGGTGATATCAATCTTTATTGTGGTACATCAAATCGTAATAATGACTTATGAGTCAGAAAAATGATTTCAGAGTACTATACGTGGTGCAAGCCCCTTCAAGGCCTAACCGATCCAAGAAGGACGATATCCTAGACGAATTAAAGACACTTAGCAAAGAAGAATTGATAGAGATAAGAAAAGACATTGTAGAACTAATAAACGATAAATAAAATGGCTGCTATAAAATCTTACAAGGGATTTGACAAAAATTTAAAATGCCGGGATTTTCAATATGAAATAGGCAAGGAATATGAGATGGATGGAGAGATCAAGGTGTGTAACAGAGGCTTTCACGCTTGCGAAAGCCCGTTTGATGTTTTTGATCACTATACTATGATAGACTCTAGGTTTTGCGAAGTAGAGCAAGACGGGAATATATCCAAGGAGGATAGAGGGACAAAAATTTGCTCATCGAAGATTAAAATAAAAGCAGAGTTAAAATTGGCTGACATGATCAATCTTGGAGTTGAGTGGCTAAAAGAGATCACATCGCCTGAAAAAATAAAAACGAGCATAAAGGATAATTCGTCCGGCAACGGTGCCCAGATTGGTTCGTCCGGCAACGGTGCCAAGATTGGTTCGTCCGGCTACGGTGCCCAGATTGGTTCGTCCG